ACATTCTTCCAAAGTCCACCGATCTCACCGAGTTCAAGAAGACCGTAATAACGATCAAGACCACGCTCATCATAATAGAGACGAATTTCCACATCTTTATTTTCCTTACTTAGACGCGACTTAGCAGTCTTTGCTTTGATAATGTTTCCAACGACTTCCGTTCCATCCTTTTCTTTCTTCTTACTAAGATAAATGATACTAGAAGCGGCATATTTAAGACCACTACCACCTCCCATCTCCTTAGTAGGAACATAAGCGCCGATAACGTCATAGGTGTGGTTGGTAACGATCATTGGAATGTTAGCCTGACCAAGTTTCAATGTCAACATTCTGAACGCACCTTTAACAAGTTGTGATTTAGTCATATCACGAACTTGTTTATCATTTAAAGCATCAGTTATTTCTTTTTCAGTTGAAAGCATACCCAGAGAATCAAGCACAAACATGCAAGGTTTGCGTTCTTCTACTGGTGCTTTTAAGTATATATCGACTGCTTTCAGTGCTTTGCTACGAAACTCCTCAATTGTTACGACATTCACAACAACAGTTCGATCAAGATCAACTCCACGACTTGCTAAGAGCGACTTATTGACAGCTGCCTCAGTATCAAAATACAGGCAGTATCCATCAGGATTAGAGTCCAGAAAATTCTTAACCACTGCGAGGCTGAAAAAAGTCTTTCCAGTAGAAGACTCACCAGCAATAGCAGTAATCTTATTCCCAGATACACCACCAAATATGCTACCTGAAACCAGTGCGTTAAAAATGTACGAACCTGTGTCAACATATGTTTCAGTTTCATCAATGTCAGATGCGAGTTTGGTGTAATCATCACCAATCTCTTTCACAATGTCTTTCAAAAAATCCATCAATGCCACCTTAGTGTATTCAGATATTCTAGCACATTCTGTCGCACATCCATCAGTTCAGTGTAGCACTTTTGATTGTGGGCACACTGTCGAAGTGCTGAGTCTGGTTTGTGAACAGACTCAATGAAGATGTCAAGTCCACGATTCCATTTATCCTGTTTCGATTCGCCATCATCGATAGTATACTGGTCTTTCATGAGAAGAATGCCTCCAAGCTTGTAGTTTTTTCAACAGACCAACCAATTGAATCAAGAATAATTTTGAGTGGTTCCAAGAATGCCTTATCGAATTGAAGATCATAGTCAATGTATTTGTCAAGATCCAATTCTTTTGGCCATTCTTGAATAAAGGATAGCACGTTTTCATGAATTGGATTTGGTTTTTTCAAATAAAGAAACCTAATTTTCTCTCCGTTTTGGATCAATGAATATTTGTTGGTGAGTTTTTTCTGTTTTATGTAGTAGTTAAACAAAAGTGCTCCCCGACAGTGAATCGGAGTGCCTTTGTCATAGATCGAGTTAACACATTTGTATTTGTCAACATCAGATACTGAACGAGGGAAAGAAATCTGCTCTGGATCCATCTCTTTGAACTCTGATCGACACCTTTCAATGTATTCAATCACGTCATTTTCGGTGCCAGTCATCATAAGTTTGAAGGAATCCTTCAACATCTTACGACATGGAGCAGGTGTTGAGGACTTAACTGCCTCAATACCCATGACTTTCAGTTTAGGTTCAGCATACTGCACACCCTCACTGTTCCATACGTTGAGAATGTATCGCTTCTTTGCAGTCCAGATACCGCGATCAGCGATGTTCTCACGTTTCATGAACATCTTCTGATCATATGCCGATACATAGTCCGAAAGTTCCTGATAAGATTGTTCGATGAACGGTTCCAACTTATCTTGGCAGATCTTGTCAAGTATGGAAACAATCGCTGCTTTATCGCTAGACTTATTACCAAAAAATTTATCAACAAGAGGTCCAAGATTAAGATAGATTGAGTCAGTGTCAGATGCAATGACATAATCTTCCCCATCTGTTTTGAGTAGATTATTTAGATAATCGTTCATTTTGTTCTCAATCCAACGAATCGAGACCTGACCAGATAAAGTAATAGCCTCTGCATTCTCCAACTTGTAATATCGGAAATATTGATTACCAATAGCACCATAAGCAGAGTTAAGTTGAATCTTACGTGCCATTTGGATGTTATTGCACCGCGCAATCTCCTTTTCAAGTGCTCTTGATGGCGTTTTTTCATTCTCTTGTTTGGCAACAAGCATCTTTTTCTTGTAGATTGTACGTTCCTGGTAGATTTTATCCATCAGTTCTGGCAAAAATCCACGCACATCTTTGCGATACATTGCACCATTTGCTGCTGTTGCATAGCGACCATCAGCAATGAAGGTTCCTGACAGGATTTTATCCACAGAGCAGCGTGGATGTGGTTCATCCACCAAAGTTTCTGGTGAGATGTTGTACTGCATGATCAAGTGTGGATATAGACTGTTCAAGTCAAAGGAAACAACCCAATCATAACTACCAGGAATCGGTTCTTTAACATATGCACCAGCATATTTGTCATCCTTTTTGGCACCAACCTTTGGCGGAATAACAATATTTCTCTTTTTAAGATAGTTGTAGATGATTGCATCCCACATTCTGACCTGATAAAACACGTCGGTGAAGTTTACTTTGGCATCATATGCCATTGTCAGTGCCAACTCAATCAGTTTCATCTTGTCTTCCAAACGGTCAACAAGTTCCACGTCTTTGATGTTGTATTCAACGAACTTTTGCCAGTTACCAGTATAGAAATCTTTGAAAGTGTCAAACTCAGAGTGATCTAGTTTTTGTTGACCGAGTTCAACCAGTGCAATATGATCCAGACGATAAGATTCTTGGTTGGTATATGTAAATTTCTTATACAAATCAAGGTAATCTAGCTGGGTAACACCACCAATATCCATTGATTTGTTCTTTCTGCCCTTGATGTAGACTTCCTTTTCGGTCACAAGACCCCAAGGAGACAAACGCTTCATACGTTTTTCGCCAAGAACTTTTTTAAGGCGTCCAGCAATATATGGGATATCGAATAGTTGGATATTCCAACCAGTGATAACCTCAGGCGGTTCATTTTCCCAATAAGTTATGAACTTATTAAGAAGATCTACTTCATCCAAGCAACGAATATACTCAACATTCTTTTGTTTAACCACAAAAGGTTTGACACCCCACGTGATAATCTGTTTAGTTGCATAATCTTGTATCGTGATTGTGAGCAATTCTTCCTCACAAGTTTGCACATCGGGGAATCCTTGCTCAGCAGTTGTCTCAATATCCAGAGTAATCAACTTGATCTTTAAAATATCAAAGTCAATGTGCTCATCAGGATAGTTGTCTGAAATGTACTGATAAATGTACCTTTCATTACCGTAGATATTGAATCCTTCAACTCCATCATACTTTGAAAAAAACTCACGACAGTCTTTTACATAACCAGGATGAATCGGTTCAACAAGTTTACCATCCAAAGTTTTATACTTCGAATCTTTTTTCTTGCTGTCAACAAAAAGAGTTGGTTTGTACTCTTCACGGAGAGCAAAATGTTCTCCATTATCATAACCACGGACCAGGAATTGGTTACCGACAAGTTGTACGTTGGTGTAAAATCTCATCAAGAAATCAAGGATTTGTATTTTTCAAGTAGTTTATTGTTTGGTTCAGCAATGGTTAAGATTTTATCTGAACTGATCATAAACTCATTTTGTGATGTAAAATCAATACACCATGGCATCAATTCTCCTGTTGTTTGAGTAACAATAAATGGTTCGATCAGTTTGCAATCGGGTTCTCCGAGTTCAGATCCAACCTCTTCAATCTGCGAAACCAAGATCGAGTTGTTCATTAGAACTAGAACTTTGACCATCTTTAATACCTTCCTTATACTTTTGTGTTACTTGTGGAATAGGTTCAACCAATGTAATAATCCAATCAGGAGCAACTGGAATTTCTTTCTGTGATGTCAACGGAATCCAAGGAGCAAAAACAATATCAATGTCTCTATTTTTCTCATAAAGAGCTTGTGGATCTAAGAATCGAACAGTTGCTGGATTGACAAACGTATATCCAATTACACGTTCTCCCATCACAAGTTCTTTTACATCAGCGATAACATCCTCGCCCGATTTCAAAACTGCCAGTTTGATTGCCATGAGTCACATTACCTCCATCTAATTATACCAAGAAAAGAGAGGGGTGTCAACTGGTTTGTGCCAGTTGCCCCTCTGCGGCGACAATATTCAATTATTATTTAGATATAATCTTTACGTTGATAATGGTCAGGAATTATTTTTCGGAGTTCAATTGTAAGAAGTCCGTCTTCAAATACGACGTTGGAGACCTCTGTATCGTCAGAGAGGGTCCAGGATCTCTTAAAGTTTCTTTGAGCCACTCCCTTGTGGATAAATGTCCCGTCTTCAGATTTGTCTTGTTTTTGTCCTTCGACAAAAAGTTTTCCATACTCCGTGAAAGCATGAACTTCCTCCGTTTTAAAACCAGCGAGTGCAATTTCTAAACGAGACTCAACATTATTTACCTGAATCAGATTGTATGGTGGATAGTTTGATGACGTTTGAGTAAACACTCTGTCAAAATACTCATCCAATCCAATACTGTTGCGAGTGATCTGATCCATTAAAGAAGAAAGATCTGACGTTGTATAACGTGCAAGGTTAGTCATTATGGTAGCTCCTTGTTAAAGCGAGTTTGTGTTGTGTGGACCCTTTCGGCATCCACTACTAATTATACAACAAACACAAAAAAAGCGGGTGTTGAAACCCGCTTGATTTTGTTCGGTTATCAGAAAAACTTAGTAGTTGCAAGTCCTCCTAGTGCTGGTTTCATCAAAGGATTTGAATCCGCAAGAAACTTATTCCAAGCAGTGCTATCAGATCCTTCAAATGGAATAGCAGTTTTCTGGGTTCCATTTATTTGCAATTTCTTGATACGACAGAAATCATTATACAGAAAAACAAAACGTGCAATAGCAGGTTCATTTCCCTTGTAGACTCCATTGCCCTGAACAATATCAGATTGCAAAAGATTCCTTGCATCAGGATCAATTTTCTGATAAAGAGGACCGTATTCAGTGAAGAACCATTTCATCATCTCAGAGAATGAATCAATGTTGTTCCTCTTATCCACATCTTCAACATAAGCGTGAAAAATTTTTAAGAATAAAGCACCTGCTACGGTAGCATTACCCTGAACTTCTTTATCACATTCCCATTTTGTAAATGTAGTAAGATACTTGCTGGTGTATTCTTTTCCAGCAAGACGAATTGCCCTGCTTAGATAAGAATGTGAGGGGCACACAAACTTAGCATCATCAAGAGTTCCAGCGATACCAATGCGAAATGGTTCAAGATATTTGAACAGATTTACTGCCCATTCTTCTTCCGCATAGTATGCAGACTTAAACTTGTCGTCACCACTTTGATTGGTACGATAGTTGCAGTCAGTATTGTGATCCAATGATTCAATACGAACCATCTCTTCATGAGAGATGTTCTTGCGGTGAAGTTTTAGAGCAATAGTAACCCTAGCATCAGGATTACGACCACAAGCTCCTCTCATGGATGCCCGATTATTACCTTTTGTCAGCACTGCTTTCAAGGAGGGACGAAGATATGCAGACAAAATGTCAGCAGCATCGTTTGAATACCCACCGCGACTTTCGATGTGCTTCTTATGATTACCATATCGAAGTTCTAGGATGCGGTTATAAGTAGGATCACTCCAAAGATCACCAACCCTGGCAGCACAGATGATTGTGCCCCCATCTAGAATTTCTCCACGATTATACTGAGCGATAATATCTTCCATAAGAGGAAGATCTTGGGGCGCACTGTCAATGACCCCAAAATTACTCAGATACTCTTTGGTCTTCTCGTCTACAACTTTTTCGTATTGATCGTAGACGTGAACCAGTTTTTTGAATTGAATAGTCATGATTATTCTCCCGACCGTTTCTATGTGTTTTGGTCGATGCCCATATTATAGCATAAAAAAAGAGGGGTGGCAACCCCTCATAAAGTAGCGTATATTCCATATGTATAGAGTCGCGCACGAAAGAGCGACGTATTATTTATGCTTCTTGTGTCTTCTTTTTGCCAATGTTATATTTTGTTTCAAGAGTCCACTCGTTCTTCTCTTTGAAGGAAAGAACTTTGATCTGATTCAGAGGAGCAATCTCAGTAATGGTCTCAGCATTGACTACCTCAATCAAACCCCAGTCAGAAAGAAGTTGAGTGATGC